TTGTTTGGTTAATGGAGGCATTGGTGCTCCAAGAAAAGCATTAATCAATTTAGGTGTAGACCATAAAGCAATTGATTATGTTGAAATTGACGAAAAAGCGGTTAGAGCTTACAACGCTCTATATGACAATAAACTCAAACCTCAAAGCGTTATTGGCTACAATCTGATGCCTGACATTATGGTCCATGGTTCACCTTGCCAAGACTTTTCAAGAGCTGGTAAACGATTAGGTGGGAATGGTGAAGATAAAACACGCAGCTCACTGATGTGGGAAACTCTAAGAATCATCGAGAACTTAGGAGCTTGGAAACCTAAGTTCGTAGTCTGGGAGAATGTAAAAGGCGTATTGGATAAAGATATGATTCACTCATTTAGTAAGTATTTAGCAAAAATGAGTGAATTGGGTTATACAAGTTCATTCGAGGTCCTTTCGGCTACTGATTTCGGAATACCTCAAAAGAGGGATAGGGTTTTCACAATCTCCATTTTAGGTAAATCAACATTTGATTTTTCGAAGCTTGAGAGAAAACCAATGCAGCATATTGAAAAGTTCCTAGAACAAAACGTAACAAGTGATCAATACATGATAAATATTCCTAGCATGTTAAATAGGATAAAAGAATTCGTGCCAGACCGCGAAGGAAGTTATCAAAGGTATTTAGATGTAATTGATGATAGTTGTTGGACCATCAGCACTAGGCAAGATAGGTGCCCAAATGCAGGTATTATTCGAATGAATGGACCTCATTATCGTTACTTAACAGAAAAAGAGTGTTGGAGGCTTATGGGCTTTGATGATAATGATTATGAAATGGTATTAGAAGAATATCCGGGACAAACAGGTAAACGAAATGCAACTTTATATAAACTCGCAGGAAACAGTATTGTGGTTCAAGTATTAGAAGGAATCTTTAAGGTGTTGCTGAATGAAGATTTTGCAACTGATTTTGTTAAAGAATCTAATGGTCAGTTGCAATTGATTTGTTAAATAAGGAGTGATCGTATTGTATGAATGGCTGCGAGATTATCGGAAATTAGAAGATGAAATTGCCTATTTAGAGTTTAATCTTGAGCGTTCAGAAAATGAATTGCACCGATGGGTAAGCGGTGATTTGTCTGGAATTAAATTAACTGCTGAGTCCAATGGTGCCAGACTAGAAGAGTCGATTGAAAAAATTAAACAAGAACTGCAGCATAACCGTTTAGAATTAGTTAGATTGGCAGAACTGATAGGGACGTTCAGAGGATTGGACAATAACATACTCTACAAAAAGTACGTAGAAGGTAAGACGTTGGTTTCCATTGCAGATGAATTAGATAAAAGTCCTAATTACATTTACAACAAACATGCACAGATTATGAAGATGATTGAGTATGCACGTGAAGTAAACTTAACTTAATGTTTAGTTGTGTAAAAACAATGTTAAGTCTTGTAATATCAGATTATAGTAAGAGCATAAAGAACCGTGGTTGACGGTCTTTAATTCCTTCCTTGTTTTGAGCATCCTTTATGGGTGCTCTTTTAAAAAAATATTATTAAAATTCTTCTCCCAATGTAATAATTAATATGAGGGGGGATAAAAGTGAAATACGAAAGAGAGATTACACTTTTGATTATCGTATCTATTATCGGAATGAATACTTTGCTTTACACATGGTTGATTAACATGTTGTTTATTGACAGTGAAACTATAACTGCCGGATTAATAGCATTTGTTGGAGCTATTATCGGAGGTTACATTACTCTAATTGGAGTTAATAAAACAATAAGTGAGAATAGAAGAAAAGATGATTTAATATCATTGGCCACCAAATTAAATGCTATAAATAAAATTAGGGATTATTTATACATTGTACTTAAAAAAATTCCTCATGAAGATCAAGACTTTGAGTTTAATTTACATTTTTGGGGAGAGTTGCACCATACTCTTATCTTAGAAATATCATCTTTGGAAGTTCTTATATTAGGTCGAAATGTTACGAATGCTTTAAATATAATTGGAGAATTAACAGTAAAATCTAGGATTGATGTATTCAGAAAAGATGTGACAGAGCATCACGAGTTGTATTCAGATTTACAAGAAGAAATATACCGGTGTTTAGAGGTAATTGATAATGAGAGGAAAAATATAACTCAGCGTTACAATGAATTTATCGAAAATTCATGAAGGGGGATATGAAAAGTGAGCTAACGATAATGATTTTTACTAATTAAATCGTGGGTGTTGAAGAAGATAAGTGAAAAATTGATTTAAGTCACATCCAATTGGGTGTGGCTTTTTATGTCGAAAGATATTAGTGACAATCATTTCCATTCACATTATGATGAGTGTGGGGGAGGTGTTCGGTATGTTAAGAGTAAAGAAAGTAGAACTGGTAGAGGCGTTTTCAGCAAGCCAATTAGAGATTGAGATTAATAATTGGCTTGAAAGAAATAAAGATAAAATCATTATGGATATCAAAGTTAATATTTATGAAACTGTATCAGAAGAAGAATCAGAAGACGAATTCGTAGTAATACCTTTAGAAGAAAAACATTCAGCGCTGCTTTTAATTGGCGAAGAAATTTAGTTAATTAAATATTACATAAAGGTCACATCTAAACGGTGTGGCTTTTTGTTTTGTGAGAGGAAGATTATTGGTTTTCGGTGCTCGCAATATTAAATTAAGATTTGCGAATAAATTTGAGGATGTGGATATCTATTTAATGATTCGACAAAATAATTAAAGGAAAATATCTACTTGTGTAGAAATATTTATACAAGGAGGGGATATTGTGGAATTTAGTCCAGAAATGTTGAGTGCAACAGCCAACGCTTTATCACAGTCAAGTAATACCGCAAGTCTTGTTTGGGATAAGATTAGTACAATTAAAAAGAAAGGTAATGATAAGGAAACGATTTCAAATCTTGAAGAAATAATTACAGACCTTATTAATGAGAAAAATGAGCTCAGACAGATTCTTCAAGCTTTTGAAGAACAATTTATTTCACAAAAGATAACAGAAGATGAAATAGTTTATATTACTGAGAAGGTTGTTCCTATACTTGAAGCTTTTGTAGTAAACGCAGAAGGTGAAGATGCAACTGAACAAGCAAGAAACATAGAAAGTTTAAAACCGCTCTTATCTAAAGATACAATAAATATTTTACAGTTATTAGGTTTCAATTTTAAAAAAGCAATAGGCGAACCGTTAACTCAATTAATCAATTCATTAATATTTTCAACACAACGGAAAGATGAAATACTTCAACATTTAAGAGTACAACAAGAAATTGAACTATTTAAGGTGGTTCAAGACCCTGAAGCTTATGAGAGATTTTTACAGATGACTGGACGAAAATAAACAGAAGGCACTTATTTAATAAGTGCTTTTTATTATGCATAAAAGGTGGTGGTGATTCTTGTGTTTCGATAAGTCAAATTCGAGAAAGGCTTGGTGATCTACGATCTTCGAGCTATCGGTTAAATAGCAAATATGATTGTGGAGATGGAAAGAGAAGTGGATAGTGCATGAAACAAACAGACCCATTCTACTCATCAAGTGTCTGGAAGAAGTGTAGGCTCATCATTCTCAATCGTGACCATTACTTGTGCCAACCTTGTTTAGCTAGACGAGTACTGACACCAGCCGATACTGTGCATCACATCATTGAGTACAAGACAGATAAAACTCTATCACTCAATGAGGATAACCTCACTAGTGTATGTGCTGCTTGTCACAACAAGATACACAAGGACAAAGCGAGTAAGAAGAAAAAGATAAGCAAAAAGAGAAGAGTAAGAGTAATGACAGTTAGGTAAGGGTATACCCCCCTCCTAATTGTGTTGAATTCCCAAACAACTCAACACCGGTTGACTCAATCGCTGGGTGCAAGACTAAAATTTTAGATTAAGGGGGGTGCCCCAGAAGGGAGGAATAGCTTTGGCGGTGCCGACAGCAAAAAAAATCAGAGAATATCTTGGAGAAAAATACAATGCATCTGATGATCAGCTTATTGAAATTTACATAGACGCCCATCGATTTTACAGGCGACTAAAAAAAGAGGTTGACCAAAAAGACTTGATGATGGAATACACCAATAAAGCAGGGGCAACCAATGTTATTAAAAACCCATTAACCATTGAGCTGACTAAACAATATCAAGTTTTGAACAACCTTCTAAAATCACTTGGTTTAACTCCTGCCCAGCGGAAGAATTTAGATCTGGGCGGTGAAGATGCTGATGATTTCGACGAATTCTAAACCAATTGAAATTAAAAAATGGTACACAAAATGGCGTAAGGAGCAAGTGGGAAAAGGTCACATATTGGATAAATCATCACCAATTCTGCTCACTACTTGGTATGCCGAAAAAGTATTAAAAGGCGATATAATTGCATGCGAAAAAGTGAAATTAGCATGTAAAAGACATATAAATGATTTAAAAAAGCAGGGAACTGAGGATTTCCCTTATATATTTGTTGAAGAAAAAGGACATCGACCAATTAGATTCGTTGAGAAATACTGCAAGCCTTCAAAAGGTGATTTCAAACAACTTACTATGCAACCTTGGCAACATTTCACTATAGGTTCTGTCTATGGGTGGGTTCACATGGAAACGGGATATAGACGTTTTCGTGAGAGTTTGGAATTTGTTGGTCGAAAAAATGGGAAAACTACTCGACTTTCTGGGGGAGCACTTTATGCTTCCAGCAAGGATGACGAGCAAGGGGCCCGTTGTTACATCTTAGCGAATACAAAACAACAAGCAGGAGAGTTATTCGATGAAAGTCGAGCAATGGTTCAAGCCTCGCCGGCTTTAAGAAAACGTCTTCGTGAAAATCAAAAAGGAATTTTTCACGATGCTTCGAAAAGCAAAATAGAGTCTCGTGCTTCTGATTCGAAAAAACTTGATGGATTAAATACGCATTTTGCTGCATTCGATGAAATACACGAATTTCGTAATTTTAAGTTGATCAATGTTATTAAACGATCATGGAGTGCAAGAAAGCAACCATTAGTCACTTACATCACAACTGCAGGTTATGAATTAGATGGACCTCTCATTGAATATTACGAAGTATCAATTGACGTTTTAAACGGGGTCATAAATCAAGACCGTAAATTTTATTTCATGTGTGAATTGGATGATGAGAAGGAAATATTAAATCCTGAGATGTGGATTAAAGCAAATCCAAATATCGGCGTGACACTGAATCTTCCAGAGCTAGTTGAAGATTTTAATACAGATAAGCACATTCCACAAGAATATGCGGATTGGGTTACAAAGCAATTCAATATATTTGTAAAAAACGACGAGTTGTCGTTCTTATCCTATGAAGTATTGAAACGAAACAAGAAAGAAATTGATATCAATGATCTAAACGGAATGTCGTGTATTGGCGGATTTGACCTTTCCACATCAGAAGACTTCACCAGTGCGTGTTTAGAATTTCTCATACATGAAACAGGTGAGGTTTTTGTTTTATCCCATTCCTGGATTCCTAGAAAGAAAGTACTTGAAGATAGCGAGAAAATACCTTACTTGGAATGGGCAAAGGATGGATTGCTCACGATTTGTGATGGGGAATATATCGATTATGCAAAAATCTATGATTGGTTCGTAGAACAATCAAAACGATTTAACATTGATTTGATTACGTATGACACCGCGAACGCTTTCCTGCTAGTCAAAGAATTAGAAGCTGCAGGATTTGAAACAAAAGTAGTTAGGCAAGGTCATATCACGCTCAGTCCAGCACTTAAAAACGCAAAAGAGTTGTTTATTGACGGGAATGTGATAACTAACAACAATAAATTATTTCGATGGTACGTCAATAACGTGAAACTCGTTGAAGATCGTCTAGGTAACTGGATGCCTACTAAGCAGAATCGTTATCGAAAGATTGACGGATTCGCAGCTTTCTTAAACAGTCATTCTGTAGTGTTTGAGATGATGGGAACACCTTCAGGTAGTGGAGATATTGAATTTATTTCGGTAAATGATTTATAACAAGACGTTTTGAGAGGTGGTGAAAAATTGAAATGGTATAACCGAATAAAAGTAGCTTTTAGTATGGCTGTGTCTGGTTGGAAAGGTGCAGGATATGATTTCAGTTCATGGGCAGGAAAAACATTTTGGGGAATCGACAATAGCAAATTAGCAACGAATGAAACGATTTTCAGTGTGATTAGCAGGTTGGCAAACACGTTATCTGCATTACCCTTAAAACTTTATCGTGATTACGATATTGAGAACAATCATCCAGTTGCTGAATTATTTATTAACCCAAATCAAAATATGAGCATGTTTGAGGTAATCAATATTTTAGAAGTTTCAAGGAACGAGACAGGTAACGGATACGGGATTATTGGAAGAAATATTCGATTGCAAGCAGAATCCCTCACGCCTATCGATTCAGCACATGTAACGCCCTTTATTAACAATGATGACGGCAACTTATGGTACGAAGTAAGAGGAACTAACAATACTTACTACTTTCACAACATGGACATGATCCACGTGAAGCACATCTCAGGACCTTCTCGTTGGAAAGGTATTAGTCCAATAGATGTTTTGAAAAACACACTTGAATATGACAAGGCAGTTCAAGAATTCAGCTTGTCAGAAATGCAGAAGAAGGATAGTTTCATCCTTCAATATGGTGCAAGCGTAGATTCTACAAAGAGACAAAAAATCATCGATGACTTCAGACGTTTTTACAAAGAAAACGGAGGTATCTTATTCCAAGAGCCTGGAGTCACACTCAAAGAAATTGATAAAAAATATTTTGCTTCTGACACTCTATCATCCGAAAAGATCACACGTTCACGAGTTGCAAATGTGTACGGAGTTCCATCCACATTCCTAAATGATAACGAAGGACAAAGTTTTGCATCTAGTGAACAGTCTAATCTTCAGTACGTTCAAATGAAACTCACGCCAGATGTGAGACAGTATGAACATCAATTTAACCGAAAACTATTAACCGAAAATGATAGAAAGAAAGGATTATATTCAAAATTTAACCTTGGTGGTTTGTTGCGAGGCGATACTGCTGCAAGAACAGCGTACTATCAAATGATGATGCGGAGTGGAGGAATGAAACCAAACGAAGTTCGAAGGTTAGAAGATTTACCGCCAGAAAAAGGCATGGCAAACGAGCTATGGATTAGCGGAGACTTGTACCCTATTAACATGGACCCAGCATTACGTAAAACAACGTCACCGAAAGGAGGTGAAGATAATGGGGAAAAGCAAACAGAATAAGTTTTTTAATATGAAAGCGTCCGCAGATGGAAAATCAGCAGACGTTTTTATTTATGGAGAAATTACTAAGTATGCTTGGGAGGAATATGGAGAAGTATCTTCAATTACGTTTAAAAACGAATTAGATGGGGTTGGAGATGTAGAGACAATTCACCTGTATATTAACAGTCCTGGAGGTTCTGTGTTTGAAACTATGGCAATTATTGCTATGTTACAACGTCATCCAGCACGAATTATTTCTCACATCGATGGATTAGCAGCATCGTGTGCTTCTGTACTACCAATGATTTCAGATGAAATCCGAATGCCTAGCAATTCGTTGTTGATGATTCATAACGCATGGACGTATACCGTCGGTAATGCTGAACAGCTCCGTAAAGCAGCAGACGATATTGAGCGTATCAATCAGTCTATGATTCAATTTTATCTAGACCGCGCGGGTGAAAAATTAAATGAAGAAATTTTAAAAGCATTACTCGACAATGAAACGTGGTTGTCAGCTGACGAAGCACTGTCATACGGGTTATGTGACATTGTGGAAGAGGCAAACCAAGTGGCTGCATCGATTAGCGAAGAAGTATTCGCTCAATATAAAAATGTACCGAAGCAACTTATCCAAGAAGAACCTTTCACAAATATGTCTGCAGAAGAAACAGCTTTAAGAAAACGAATTGCTGAAGAATCGAGCGCTAACCAAGCGTATCTGAACACCATCCTAGGAGGAATTTTATAATGACAAAAATTACGAAAAAAGCTTTCCAACCGCTATTGAGATTATCTAACATTCAATTTTTTAATGATAAAACGCTTTATGAATTGAAACAAAATTTATCAACAATCGGGCAACAGCTACAAAAAACAGAGGGTGAACTTGCTCAAAAGGCAATTGACCCTAGCGCATCAATGGAAGATATTCAAGCGTTACAGAAGTCGAAATCGGATTTGAGAATGCGTTTTGATGTTATCAAAGAGCAACACGATAATTTGGAAGCAGAGCAGAAAGCGAAGTTCGCCGCACAAGCAAAATCAGCGTCACAAGGGGACTTCAACAGCATTTCGGATCCAGCACAGCAAAAAGTAAAAGCAAAAGCTGAAATGATTCGTGCAGCAATTCGTCAACAACCATTAAGCAATGAATACCGTCAAGCTCTTGGTGACAATAACACAACTGGAGGAGAGAAGTTTTTACCTAAAACAGTTTCTACGGACATCATCACTGAGCCTTTAGTCAAAAACCCATTACGTGCTATTTCGACGGTTACTCAAATCACTAATTTGGAAATCCCTAAATTAGCATTCACTTTAGATGATGACGACTTTATCGCAGACACGTTAACAGCGAAAGAGTTAGCTTTATCAGGAGACAGCGTTTCCTTCGGCCGTCACAAATTCAAAGTATTTGCAGGTGTTTCTGAAACGGTTTTGAATGGCTCAGATGCAAATTTAGTTGCTCATGTTGATAATGCACTATCTTCTGGTGTTGCTGCTAAAGAGAAAAAAGTAGCATTTGCGGCCGTTCCAAAAGTCGGTGAAGAACATATGTCTTTTTATTCAACTCAAAATGCAGTAGTAGAAGTTGAAGGCGAGACAATGTACAAAGCAATTAAAGCAGCTATTGCAGACCTGCATGAAGATTACCGTGAAAACGCAAAAATCGTGATGAGCTTCCAAGCTTACTCAGACATCATCGAAGTCCTTGCAAACGGCAACGCTACATTGTATACGGCTCAACCAGAACAGATTCTTGGAAAACCTGTCGTATTTGTTGACGCGGCTACAAAACCAATTGTCGGTGATTTCAGCTACTCTCATTTCAACTATGATTTAAACACTCTTTATGACCGTGACAAAGACGTTAAAACAGGTGTTGAGTTATTCGTTATCACTGCTTGGTTAGATCACCAACTTAAACTAAAATCAGCTTTCCGTATTGCTAAAGTTACACCTGCAATCTAAACCTATTGATTAATAGCCAAATAAGAGAGGTGATAAATTATGTTTTTTAAGGTATTAAACGACTTCAAGGACACGCAACATCAGCACACATATAAAGTTGGAGATGACTATCCTAAAGAAGGCTATAAAGCAGAAGAAAAGCGCGTAGCGTATTTGCAGAGTGAAAACCCTGAATACCGTATGCGCTTTTTAGGTGAAGGTAAAGAGCAACCACTCGAAGATTCAAGTTTTGATAGCAAAATCAAACATGTTGGTGGCGGTTGGTACGAGCTTCCAAATGGCGAGAAAGTGCAAGGGAAAGAAGAAGCAAATGCCGCGCTTTCTGAAATGAAAAAAGGTGACGCATAATGTTGATCGATTTAAAAGAATATCTACGAGTTGACGGGGATGAGGAAGAGCCTTTTCTCTCCCTGTTACTCGCTTCAGCGAAAATATACTTAAAAAATGCAGGAATTAGTGAACCAGGTGATTTAAAACATCTTACATCTGGTGATGACCCTAATGCCTTATATAAGTTAGTAGTAATGATGATGACAACACATTGGTATGAAAATCGAATGGTAGTTACAGCTGGAACTGCACGTGCTGGGCAAACGCCTATACCATACGGAGTTGAATCTATCATCTTACAGTTAAAAGCCGATCAATTACCGGACGTTTCGGTTGGTGATGTTGTGTGAATGAACGCTATGGGAATAACCCCGGTAATCTGAATCGCCGCATCACGTTCCTACTTCCACCAGGTTCACCTGGTGAAGGTGGATGGCCAACAACGGAATGGACGGAATATAAAACTGTTTGGG